TAGGGCTGCGACGAGTCGGCAAAGTCGGGCTGAATTTCCAGGCTGGTGTAGAGCTTTTGTTTCGCCTTGTTGATGGCCACCAGTTCCGGCGTGGGTTCGATCTGCGCGAACAGGGCCAGTTTCTTGCCGCTGTCGGTGTCCACTTCCTCGGCTTTCACGGCGATCACGTCGCCGTAGGCTTTAAATTGGCTGTCGGGCAGGATGCCGCGAATGTGTTCCAGCCAGATGCGCGCGCCGTAGGTCTTCGGGTTGTAGGTGGCGGCGATCTGTTCGATGGTGGCGCGGTCGATGTTGCGGCCGTCCGTGGTGGCGCCTTCGGTGGCGACGCGGAAAAATTTCGATTTGGACATGGTTGGCGTTCTCGGTTGATCGGATAACGCCATGGTCGACGTCTTGGCGCTGCGATTCAATGCGGTGCGGGTTGCTATGGGCCATAGCGACTTTTGCCTTTCCCCGCTCCGCGCGCGCGCGGCCTACGCTGGCGGCATGCTAGCAATTGAACAAAAAACCGAAGAGAAAATCGCCGAACTGGCCGTGCCCGAATCCGAGCCGCGCCGTGCCGCGCGCGCCCTGTACTGGAAGGGCTGGCGCATTTCGTCCATCGCCCGTCACCTGGGGATCAAGCGCAGCACGATCAACAGTTGGAAGCTGCGCGACGAATGGGACAAGGCCCAGTCCATCGAGCACGTCGAGGCAGCAGCTGAGCTGCGCCTGGTGAAACTGATCGAAAAAGAGGTCAAGAGCGGCAGCGACTACAAGGAAATCGATCTGCTAATGCGCGCTATCGTGCAGGCGGCGCGCGTGCGCCGCTATGAGCAGCCGGGCGGCAACGAGGTGGATCTCAATCCCAAGCTGGCGAACCGCAACGCCGGGCCGAAGAAAAAGCCGACGCGCAACGATTTCAGCGAAGAGCAGAAAATCCAGCTGCTCGACGCCTTCCAGGACTCGCTCTTCGATTATCAAAAGGTGTGGTATCGCAACGGCGACCAGCGCACGCGCGCCATTTTGAAGTCGCGCCAGATTGGCGCCACCTGGTACTTCGCCCGCGAGGCGCTGGCCGACGCGATGGCGACGGGCCGCAATCAGATTTTCCTGTCCGCGTCGAAGTCGCAGGCGCACGTCTTCAAGCAATACATCGTGCAATTCGCGCGCGAGGCGGCCGGCATCGAGCTGACGGGCGACCCCATCGTGCTGCCGAACGGTGCGCATCTGTATTTCCTGGGCACCAATGCGCGCACGGCGCAGGGCTACCACGGCAATTTCTACTTCGATGAATTTTTCTGGACGCAGAATTTCCAGGAACTCAACAAGGTTGCCTCGGGCATGGCCATCCACAAGAAATGGCGCAAGACCTATTTTTCCACGCCATCCTCGACCACGCACCAAGCCTATCCGTTCTGGACGGGCGAGCTGTTCAACAAGCGCCGCGCCAAGGCGGACCAGGTGAATATCGACGTGAGCCACGGCCGCCTGTCGTCGGGCTTTACGGGTGAGGACAAGATCTGGCGCCAGATCGTCACCATCCTGGACGCGGAGCGCGGCGGCTGCAACCTGTTCGACATCGACGAGCTGCGCAACTTCGAATACAGCCCCGACCAGTTCGACAATCTGCTGATGTGCAACTTCATCGACGACTCGGCCTCGGTCTTCCCGCTGGCCGAGCTGCAGCGCTGCATGGTCGATTCCTGGGTGGAATGGGATGACTACAAGCCCTTGCTGGGCCTGCGCCCGTTCGGCAACCGGCACGTGTGGATCGGCTACGACCCGGCCTTGAACGGCGACAGCGCCGGCTGCGTGGTGCTGGCGCCGCCGATGACGGCTGGCGGCAAGTTTCGCATCCTTGAGCGCCACCAATGGCGCGGCCAGGATTTCAAGGATCACGCCGAAGCCATCCGCCAGATGACCCAGCGTTATAACGTCGAATACATCGGCATCGATACCACGGGCATGGGCATCGGTGTGTTTCCCATCGTGCGCCAGTTCTTCCCGGCCGTGACAGCGATCAACTACTCGCCCGAAGTCAAAACCCGCATGGTCTTGAAAGCGAAAAACATCATCAGCCGCGCGCGCCTGGAGTTTGACGCCGGCTGGACGGACATCGCGCAGTCGTTCATGGCTATCCGCAAGACCCTCACCCCCAGCGGGCGCAACGTGACCTATGTCGCGGGGCGTACTGATGAAACTGGCCACGCCGATCTGGCGTGGGCCTGCATGCACGCCCTCGATCACGAGCCATTCGAAGGCACCACCGACAACAACCAATCTTTCATGGAGATTTATTCTTGAGCAAAGCACGACACTTGCGCGCGCGCGGCCAGCAGGCCGAGAGCGCACCACCAGCGGCCACGGGGCCGGCCGCCGCCAGCATCGAGGCGTTTTCCTTCGGCGACCCGACGCCCGTGCTCGAGCACGCCGACATTCTCGACTGCTTCGAATGCTGGAAGAACGGCCACTGGTACGAACCGCCCGTCAACCTGGCGGGCCTGGCCAAGTCGTTCAATGCCGGCGTGCACCACAGCAGCGCGATCCACTTCAAGGCCAATGTGCTGACGTCCACCCTGATGCCGACGAAATACCTGTCGCGCGATGGCTTCAAGCGCATGGCCCTGGACTATCTGACCTTCGGCAATGCCTACCTGGAAGACCGGCCCAGCCGCAGCGGCAAGGCGCTGGCGTACCAGCATGCGCTGGCCAAGTACATGCGGCGCGGCGTCGATCTGGACACGTATTTTTTTGTGAACAGTTACCAGGCCGTGCACCAGTTCGGCAAGGGCCGCGTGTTCCACCTGATGGAACCGGACGTCAACCAGGAGCTGTACGGCGTGCCGCAGTACCTGAGCGCCCTGCAATCGGCCTGGCTCAACGAGGCGGCTACCCTGTTCCGCCGCAAGTATTACAAGAATGGCTCGCACGCCGGTTTCGTTTTCTACATGACGGACGCCGCTGCCAACACCCAGGACGTGGACAACCTGCGCCAGGCCATGCGCGACAGCAAGGGGCCGGGCAACTTCCGCAACCTGTTCATGTACGCGCCGAACGGCAAGAAGGACGGTATCCAGATTCTGCCGGTGTCAGACGTGGCCGCCAAGGACGAGTTTTTCAACATCAAGAGCGTGACGCGCGACGAACAGCTGGCCGCGCACCGCGTGCCGCCGCAGCTCATGGGCATCCTGCCGAACAATGCCGGCGGCTTCGGCGCCGTCGAACCGGCCGCGCGCGTCTTCGCCCGCAATGAGCTGGTGCCGCTGCAGGCGCAGTTCGAAGCGATCAACGAGTGGGCCGGCGTGGAAGTGGTGCGCTTCGCCCCGTATGATCTGGCCACGGGCGGGGAGGGCGCGCAATGAGCGACCACATCGACAACACGGACAAGATCATCTTTGCCGAGGTGGCGCGCGGCCTGGCCGCCGTGCGGCGCCGGCCGGGCCTGATGGCGCATGGCTGCTGCCACTACTGCGACGAGGCGCTGGCGCCGGAGCTGCTGTTCTGCGATGTCGATTGCCGCGACGACTACGACAAGGAGCAGGCAGCGATGATCCGCGCCGGCCGCACAGGATGAGCGCCACACCGCGATAGCCGGTAGGGCAGGGCCGCGACAGCCCAGCCGCGCCGAAGCGCCCCAGCCACCGCACAAGCCGCCCACGAGGCGGCATTTTCACGTCCCAGCGAATGATATTGCATCAGAAGCAAGAAAAAGGCCCGTTTCGGCCCGGCGCGCGCAGTTGTCCCCCCTCCACACCTGCCCGCTATATAGGGCTCTTTTGACTCAAATGTGCGCCATGGCCGAAGGCGCATGAGGACTGGCGCGGCGGGGCGAAGAGGGGGCGTGCGATTTGACGCATTTTGACGCAGATTGTCTCGTATTATATGAAGTGCTAATATTGCAATAAAATGTAACCAGTAGCGCTCATTTTGATTGACCCCTACTGGTTATGCATACCATCGGTTTTAGCTGAGCCGTAAAAAATCAGACACCGAATGTTAAAAGATCATGCATCCGTGCAATGTGATGATATACCTGGCGCTCTTTGCTTTTACCTAAGCCTGGGCAGTGTTTCTTGGTGTAGTCTTCCAAATACAGCGTAATGGCCGGATTCAGTCCGAACTCAATAGGCCGCTTCCCATGCACCGTTGTAAGTTTTGCCAGCGCTTCTAAGTACTTGCTTTCCACTTTTCCAACCTTCCGATCTGTTTCATCTGAAAGGAAGTGATGGACCCATAACTCATCTTTCTTCACGTCGCGGTATGTGATATGAATGGCAACTGCTCCAGGAGGACCTCCGCCTTCTTGATACGGCTCCCCAATAACTGTGTAGTCGCCGAATCCTATGCCATGCTCTTTGAACGTTTTGTGACTGTCCGAGAAAAGTTCAGCAAGTCCATAGTCTGCATTTCGAGGTTGCTTGTTGAAGCGATCGACCACATGGACCAACTTAGAAATGGGAAGTACTTTTAAGTGGTCAGATGAAATTTTATCTTGCAATACGATGTGGTATGCAGCATTGGCAGTTGCTGCTAAGGTAACATTTTCGCTTTGTGAAAAACCGGAATTACGGTAGATCAGGGCGACTTCA